CAATACTTTGCGAATCTGTCGATGTAGTTAAGATATGCATACCTATATAACGTATAGATTCTGAATTTTGTGTAATAAAAAAGGGGGCTTTTACACCCCCCTAACTATAACTAAACCAAACTTAATGAAAAAACTCTTTGCTAATATACAAAAAATTATGGTGTTGGGTCAATCGGTGATGATGAATCATCAGTTGGTAGTGTTGCTACAAAGAAAGGTGGTGCTGTTTCCTGAGCTGTGAATGTAAGCGTAAAACCGCTGAGGTCACTCATGGCAGCCCCGCTGACAGCCGTACCCCCCGTAATTTCTGCGCCATGCTCTTTACCCACTAAAAATCCGTTGCCATTATAATCTTCAACAACGATTTGAGGACGACCATGAGCTAAGAGCTTAATCTGCTCTTGAGTAGCTACGTCTAAAAACGTAAGTGTAACATTAAGGGTTGACTCATAAAAAGTAGTGCCATTTTCTCTTGACGAGTTAATAGCAGTTTCTAATGATGAATTACCCTTGATTTCATATTTGTAGAAAGAAACTGTATCATCTAAAGTGATTGTACCTGAGCTGTCAGTTAAGTCAGCTGTGGTAGTTGTATAAGGGGCAAAGTAAATGTTTTTCAGCCCACCTACACCACTCTTACATGGTAACGCTCTTCCGTTTGATACTGCACAAGCCATATTAATTTTATTTTAATAAAAAAGGGTAGGTAGGCACTTGGCTTACCCACCCCTTTTAAGTTAGACAATTATTGATTATGCGTAGAGAACGATATCAGAACCAATACCATGCTGCACACCTGCTGTATAGCGCATAACTACACGCACGTTTTGTGAACCATCAAGGTCAGCCATATCGATTACTTTAACTTCGTTTCTGTCATCAAGCAATCCTGTTCCAAAGAATAGGTTAGACTTCTGAGCAGCTACTGCTGTGTTATCAGCAAGACCACCTGTTGCAAACAAAGGAATCCCTTGAAAGTTCATCTCAGTTTGTCCTACGTGATACAAATCTCTATAACCCAAAGCAGCTTGTGCGCCTACATACGCTTTAGCGATGTTTTGAGAAATATAGATAGTTAAATCTTCTTTACCATATACACCACTTGGGATAGCATCAACGATTTTTTGAAGCTCAGCGATTACATTTGAAGTAGTAACTGTACCTGCAACAACATCTACTACGTCTGTATCAGCAGCAAGTAGAGTTTCAAAACCATCAAAGTTTCCTTCCCCTGCACTTCCTGACCATATAGAAGTTTCAGTTGCGTTTGCAACCTCAGAAGCTACACGAGCGATAACGTAGTCAGAGAACAATGGGGGTAGCTCGTCAAAAGCAGAGAATCCCATTTGAGCAGCTTCCCAATCAGCGTGAAGTTCTTTCTTACAGATTTGTAAGTTAACTTGCAACTCAGTTGGTGTAAGTACTTTCTCAGTTAGAGTTAGTGTTGATGTAGATGAATCAAAGTCGCAATCAGCAGAGCGTACAAGATTAGAGAACGCACCGACTTTCATAGCAGCTTTGTACTTTACATTTGGTAAAATAGTGATAGCACCTTTGTCAAGTGTATCAGCACTTAGAAGGGCTGCACCGAGATATTTCCCTGCAAATTCCCCTGCATAAGTACTTCCTGTAATAGTTGGATTTGGCATTTTATATAAATTTAATTGTTAACAATTTTAGACATTACTTTGTCGAAAGTACTTTGCTTTCTGTTTTGCGCATACTTTAGACTTACTTTTTGTTTGGGTTCAGGGTTATGAGTAATTGCTTCTGTGGCAGGTGTTTCAGATAGTTCCTCTTTCACTTGCTCTTCAACTTCGCTCATTTCCTCTTTCTTTTCAATCATCTGCTTGATTTCCTCAACCAATGACTTTACTTCTGCTAACTCTTCTTTGGTAGCATACTTAGCTTCCACCTCTTCTTCAAGTTGCTCTTCAACTTCCTCAGATGCTTCAACTTCCTCTTCCTGTTCAGCAGATTTGATTTCGCCAATGATACCCTCTTCGCTTACAACGAGAATTTGCCCATCTTCCATTGTATATTCGCCAACAGGAACAGCCACTTTCTCATCGTCTGTAAGGATAAAGATTTCATTACCTGATTCAAACGCTTCTGCTTCAAGGACAGTTCCATTTTCGAGTTTCGCTTGTGCTAACTCTACTACTTGGGATTGCTCGATATTTTCTACAATATCAGCAGTATCTTCCCCAAGATAGGTTTTGATTTTACTTAAAATTTCTGTCGCTTTCATAATAGTATAACGTATTTAAAAATTAATTTGTATTTTGGGCTATACCTTCCCAATACCTTGCGCTCTTAATGAGCCATCACAGCACTTAATAGAGTACGTGTTATCCTCGCATAAACAGGCACGTCTTGAACCCTTTGGGCTTGTCCTTGATGGTGTGATAAATCGTTTCAGTCGTTTAATCATTTTCCTTGACCTCTGTATTTTTTCTTATATAACTTTGAACCTTTGATACTACTCATTTTGGTTTTAGCGTGTACACCCTTTCTGCGTACCTTTGGCTTTAATACTTTTATGTAATCTATTCTCTTTGCCATTACTTTTTTGGGTGTCCTTTAGGTAATAAATCATAATCAGTTGTGTACTTAGCGTTTTGGGGTTTACCATTCTTAACTAAGTATAAAAAAGCATTGACACGAGCAAAAGCCCACTGAGAAGCGCTTTTTACTTTTGGGCTGTGTGATGTATTAAATGCGCCTAAACCTCGCTGAAACACAGATTTTAACATCCCAACAGTAACACCATAACCTAATTTGTCTTTGTATCTTTTATTGAAATCGTCTGACTTTTGTTTTAGTGTGGCTTCGTCTTTCTTAGATACCTTTGCGCCCCTTGTTGTAGATGCATCGCCTTTAGCTGTATCTTTACCCTTTGGGCTTGGGTTTGGGGTGTCTGACTTTGGCGCTTTCTTTGATCGTCTTATACCACCACGTTCCCCAACCTCAGCCATCTTGACACACTTACCATCTTTTTTCTTATACCCTTTTGGGCATTTGTGGTAAGCCATATCTTCTTTTTTGTGAAACGCACAGGGCATATACCATGTTTGCCCCTCAAACTCGTGTTCGTGAAAACCCTCGCATCCTAAGTCCTTAGCTATCTCTAATGCTTTCTCTTTGGTATTAAAAGCAACTCTATCATCAATGATGGCTATATTCTCATTGACTACCATAGATTCTAACTCTATTTCGCCTAATTCTTTTAACTTGCTTTCAGCCCAACGCTTACCTGCTTTGCCACCCCACAATAGATAAGAGATAGTACCACACGCTTTAGTGTCGCTTTCATCATAGTACTCTTCTGCTCTTGATAAAAATGAGTACATACGTTTGATAGTTTCTTTAGAGATTGGTTTGCCCTGTGCTAATTGCTGCGCTCGTATCTTACCTACATCAGTAGCACATTTGTTGTTTACTTTCTCGTTTAGTTCAATACCACGCTTAGCGTTATTCTTTACACCACTTGGATAATCAGAGTAGGATTCAAGTTTTTCATCTTTTATGATGCTCGATATCTCTTTAAGCATATCCTGTGCTAAATCCTCATCAAAGTCATTGATAGGTTCTTTAGGGCGTTCCATTTTATCAGCAAAGTAACCCTCAATAGAGAACCCCTTGACCTTTCCTGTTTTTACAAACTGTTCCCATATCTCTTCGTTGTTGACTTTTACAGCCCCCATCCAAGTTCCCACAGGTACATTTAGTCCGTACTTTCTGCTTTTGTCGTGTTTCTCGTCCTCTACTATCCAACTCTCTACAAGTGTTAATCCGTTAATGCTATGTTGATGTTCTAAAGTGGCTTTGTTTTGATTGCCATTCTGTAAGTATAGCTGTGATGCCTTTTCTACTGTATCTTTTGAAAAGTAGATATAATACTCATCATCGCCCTTACGTCTGTATATAGGTTTGTTTGGGATAAGTAATGCACCGAGCAGGATACGCTTTTCGCCTGATACCTCAGCAAGTTTTATCTCTTCGTTTTTAAGTGCAATAAAATCCTCTTCAATGGCAGGGTTTTCTACGACAGATATCGCTTCTATCCCTGTTATCTCTTGGTCATCTAAGATTAGTTCTACGATTCGCATATTAATATAACGTATTTAGTTTGGTTTTTGTATTTTATCCTATTGATGCACCCTCTACGATGTTTCTGTCTAATTCCTGTGCTGTGCTTACATCGTTTGATACTACAAACGCTTTGACAGGTTGCTGTGCTTGTCCACCTATTGCTTCTGCTAATTGGTTAGTATCTGATGCACCTACAATGTTAAATGCAGGGGGTACTGATGGTGCTGCTGCTGCGCTTGTGCCACCACCTGTGGCTGTTGGTGTAGTTGGTGCTGTTGTAGTGCCTACCTTAGTACTTCTAATTGCTTTAATGTTTGCAAGACCTGCTGCTGCTGCTACCCCTGCCTGAATAAATGGATATGCAGGGAACACAGTAGTAATAGGGCTTTTAGCTGCTGTGGTAAATGCGTTTTGTGTACCCTCTATTGAGCTAATGGTAGCTTGTGCTATGGCTGCTGCCTTACCTACTTTAGAACCCTCACCTGCTAACTGAGCAATAGCCCCAAAGGTTTGACCTGCTGCTTGTAGTTTAGCTCTTTCTACATCCTCATTTAACTTTTGTTCAGTGTCTTTTGCTTTTTTATCTTCATCTGCTTTCTTTTTTCTCGCAGCTTCATCTTTAGCGTTAAACTCTTGTTGCGTTGCAGCAATAGCAGCTTCTTTTTGTCTTTCTAACTCAATAGTGTCTAAATTGTTTTGCTTTGCCTTTTCAATAAGAGCGTCATAGTGTTCGCCTACTTTAATAAGTTCAAGCTCACGCTGTTGATCTTCTGTAACAGCCAATGCATCTCTAATTTGTTTCTTAAGGTCAGCAAGTTCCTTTTCTTTTCTTAACTCTTCTTTATCTGCTTGTTCTTTTTGCTTATCCTTTTCTCTTTGCTCTTTCTCTTCCTCAGCTTGTGCTTCTCTTCTAAATTGAGATATTTGTTGTGTTAATGTTCTCGCTCTTTTTAATCTTCTGCTTTCTAAGTTAATGACCTCAGCTCTTAATTTCTGTTCTGCTTCTAAATCCTCTTTAGTACTTTCACTAAATTGCATCTCTGTTTCCATAGCTTCTAACCTAAGTTTAGCAGCAGCTAACTCTTGGTCGGTTATCTCTTGGTCTATGGCAGCAGCTTCTCTTAAAAATGCTATTCTTTGTTGAGCAGTATAATCTTCTCTGTTTGCTGCTTTCTCTAATGCTTCATTACGCTTCCTATCTGCTTCTGCACGTTTAGTAATAAGCTCTCTTTGTAAGATATCAGCTTTAGCTCGTTTATCAGCAAGTTCCCCTGCAAGTTTAATTTCTTTTTGTGTTTCCTCTCTAAAGTTTTTAACACCATCCGTAGCTTCTTTTAGTGCTTCTCGTGCTGCTTTAAAATTACCTGTGAACACAGATATAATTGCTTTACCAAAGTTTTCGAGTATATCCTTTGTATTACCAACAACAACACCTATCTGAGTCATTACCTTAGCAAACCTGTTTTGCCCCTCTTCTGAGTTCTTAAATGCAGCAATCAAAGAACCAACAGCAACTACCAAAGCACCAATACCTGTGGATATGAGGGCTGCTCTAAAAAGTTTCATTCCTTTAGTAGCAGCAGATAACGCACTTGTGAACCCTGTAAACTTACCTATAACACCACCTGTCTGTTTGTCTAACATGGCAGTAAACTTACCAAGTCCTTTTTGTTGGTCTTTAGCTTCTTTTAGTTTTTTGTTTAACTCTCTATTTACCCCTACTGCGTTTTGTCTTTCTAAGTTAAGTTCTTTAAGGGACACCCTTTGGTCTTTAATAGCATCTTTTAAGTTGCTTATTTCATTTTTAAGTGCCTTTTGTTGTTGTATTGCGCCTTTAGGTGTAGCTTTAAGTTGCTGCTCTAATTTTGTAAGCTCTTTCTCAAACTCAATAGTTATTTCTTTTTGCTCTTGTATTTCTTTAGTAACAAGTTCAAGCTGCTTCTGAGCATCTTTAGTCTTAGCTTCTAACTCTATGGTAATTATTTTCGCCATTGTGCTTCTTTTTTGATTTGAGTAAATGCTTGTTTTAAGTTCTTAGGTAAATAGTTTTTACCTTTAGCTATTCGGATGTTTTCCGAGCCATCTTTTACATAGGGCAATAACTCTAAGATGTTCTGTATCATAATTCGTTTAATAGTTCTATGTTGGATTCGCCTGTTGCTAAGTTCGTGTCTATGCTGTTGATTTTATACCTTTTACCATTGATATCAAACCTATCAGCAAGGGTAAAGTTTAAAAGGATTCTAAGGGGTAGATATGCCTTTACTTTTGTAAGCCTGTTCTTTGTATTGAACACGCTTGTAATATAGGTGCTGTAATAGTTTTGAAACAATGTACCTGTAAAACTACTATCGCCTGTATATTCGTTTTTCTCTAACTTAAAATTAATATTGGCAGTAGATGTACCTGAGCTAAAAGAAACGCTGTTAGAGGGCATATTAACGCTTCCTGTTATAGCAGAATGTGTGTTATAAGTGCCATCTGCATTGACTACATCTATAAAACTGATTGTTTCTGAGGGGTTTGTATATACAGGATAAAAGAGTAAAGGTTTTCCTATGTAGCTATCTTGGTTATCATCTACACTATAACCCCATTGAATATCTATTTGACTTTCTGTATCAATATCTATAAGTCTTTCATATTTAGGGTGTCCGAATGGTGCTACCACGCTATAAAGAGAACCATCTACTACATTACCATCAGCATCTGTTTGCGTGTAGTCTGTCTTTGCCCACTCTTGATTAAACAGTTGATTGTGTGTTGCAGCTAAAAATGTATCTGTATCTTCATAGCTAAACGACACCTCTCTATAAGGTAATGCTATATTTACTTGACTGCTTTTTACATCTACAAACTCGCTTATATCGTATGCTGTGCTTATTGATTTTTTGTTTGCGTAAAAGTCATCTAAAGTGTCAACGTATATAGTGCCATCATCCTCTACAAAAGTTGTGAGGTTAAACATCTTAAATAATCCTGTCAAAAAGTCTATAACTTTAATCTCAGGTATTTGTTCGCTTATAATAAATTCAAAGTCAGTTGGTGCTACATACGAACCTGTATCGTGTGTAGTTTCAATGAGTGTTCCACTTATTTGCAACCTTGTATCCCATCCTATATTTGTAAATGTTAATACGCTTGTGTATGTCAAAGTAACTGTAATAACGCCTGATGAAGTCCAAAATGAATCTAAATTTATTTGTTTAGATGTAGCAGTAATTGCACTTTCTGAATATATCTCTACACCATTCTTTGTAATACTTATATCATAAGGGTTTGATGTAGTCCTG